CAGGTACATGTTCCGGGACAGGCCATCCGTGGACGCCGTGTAGGTCTGCGCGGTGGCGTCGTCCCAGAACCCGGAGAACTGCCCGGACGAGTCCGGCAGCCCGGCGACATAGATGAGGTTGCCGTCGCCGAACGCTGTCACGTCCTGCTTGTTGACGACCTTCGACAGCGACCAGGTCGCCTGGAACGCGCACGACGACGCCGCCGCCCCGTTGGTCACCGAGATGTACACCGCGCCGTTGCGCCCATGATGCCGGACCACGTTTGTCTCCTAGTTGTCGAGCATTGCCAGGAGCTTCCTGGCGTGGCTGATGAACGTGCGGCCCTCAACCGCCGCCCTGGCTTTCCCCGCCGCCTCTTCCGCGTCGCCCGGGTGCGCGAGCGCCCACCGGATCAGCTCCCCCGCTTCCTCCGGGCTGGTGAACGCGGGGAGCATGGGAAACAGCTCATCCGATTCGGGGCGCGGGTCGCGGGCGAACCACAGGCCGCACGCGGCCATTTCGATCTCCCGCGGCCCGCAGGCCCACCCTTCCCCGAGGTGGGCGTCTTCTGCTTCCCTGCGATACAAATTGAGGCCGGTGCGGGACTGCCGGTAGATGTCCGCCGTCTCCGTGTTGTCCACGCAGCCCTCGGGGTTGGGGTCGGCGTACTGGCGCAGCGGGGAGTCCTCCGGAAGGTCCAGCCACGGCCCCGCCAGCCGCACGTCCAGGCCGGACAGGTGCATCTGCTCGAAGAACCGCACCCGGGAGGGGAACCCGGTGCCGATGAACGAGAAGTCCCACAGCTTCGCCGCGCCCGGCGCCGGGTAATGCACCTGCTCCCGGTACGCGTGCGGCATGTACTCCGCCGGGCCCAGCTCCCGGTAGGCGTCAAGGTTGACCGGATCGTTGACCAGGTTCAGGTCGGCGTGCGCCGCCCGCACCAACTGTTCATCATCTTGATACGGCGATTCTGAATGCAGCAGAACCACTTTGTGGCCCCGGCCGCGCATCTCGTCGAAGATCTGCGGCGGATAAAAGAACGCCGAGATAAGCAGGACTACATGCGGCCATATGCGCCACAACGGCTTATAGATGCCATCAGTGGCCAGGCCGATCGCCTGCTCCCGGGACACTGCCTTGCGAAATGCGTCGCGCCCGAACGAGTCCTCGCCCACTTTGAGCATGGTGCTGTCGTAGAACAGCAGGCGATCATCGAGGTTGTACGTGTACACGTCCTCGCCGAGCGCGCGGAGCGCTTCTACCCAGCCCGTATGCATGTCAGCGACGGAAAAGCTCGGGCCAGGATGCCCGACTAGCCAGCGCATCAGGTGCCGACGTTAAGGATGAGCGAGCACGCGAGGTAGTCCACGCCGTTCCAGTTCATCAGCCCGTACCCGGTGGCCTCGATCACCGCGCAGTACGACACCTGGCCGCCCAAAGTGGGGTCCTTCTGGATCGCCGCGTGCACGGACAGGGCGCCGACGGGGGACAGGTAGGCGTCCATGGCATCCTGCCCGGACGCTGAGTCGCCCTCGGAGACGAGGATGACCGCCCGCAGGGTGTAGTCGGTTTCGCCGTCCATGGTGACCGCGTACCGGATCAGGCTGCCGGTCTGCGGGGCGACCACGGCCATCGGCGGGTTCACCGCGCCGAACCGGTTCGCCGTCGCGCGCAGCCCAATCGACGAGGTGAGGTACGTGGCGATCGCCTGCCGCACGGTGGGAAAGTCGGGCTGGGGCATTTAGACGCCGATCCTTTGCCCGTTGATGTACCGGTGCAGCAGCCACATCACCTGCGGGTTCGACTGCACCCGCACCACCCCGAACTCCCCGAACCCGGCGACGCCGAACGGGGCGTCTTTGATCCTGAAGATCTGCGCGCCGGCGATGATTGCGGCGTTTTTCACGTTCAGCGGCACCGCTGGCCAGCCGAACACGCCGGTGACCTGGATGCGGTCGAGGTGGGACCACATCCAGGTGAACGGGAACAGCTTCCCTCCGGTGATGACCTGCGCGGCGGTGTAGGGCCACTGCTCGCCCTTCGCCGCTGCGTTGTACTTGCCGGGGGCGACTTCGAGGGCGTAGTCGGTGCCCTGGGTCCAGGTTTCCTCGAAGACGCCGTCGCCGTCCCGGTCCACCTTCAGCGACGTGACGGAGACGAGGTCGTCGAGGGACTGCCGGGAGATCGACTCCGGGATGTACGTCCTGGTGTCGGTGCCGCGCCAGAAGTACCGGCCGGTGATCTCGTCGATCGCGCGGGACGCCCCCGCGGCGGCCAGGCCCAGCTCGAAGTCATCGGAGGTGTCGGTGATGCCGAGCCGCGATTTCAGTTCTTCGACGGTGCAGTAGTTCTGGCCCAGCGCGACCGTGACAACGGTCCAGGTGCCGGCGACCGCGTCGGAGGCGGTGCCGGTGCCTTCCCACAGGTAGGTCCAGACGCCGGCGACGGTGCACGCGACGTTCGCTGTGTAGGTGCCGGCAGAGACGTGCGTCACGCTGGGCGCGGACGTCGCGCCAGTGGGGTCGGTGACGGTGAGTGTCACCGTGGACGGGTCGGTGGGGACACCGCTGACCTTGAAAATGTTCTGGAGGGTGGCGAACTCGTTCGCGTCCTGGTAGAAGACGGTCGCGGACACCTAGTCCTCCATCCACTCCGGGTGCGCCAGCGTCCACGCCACGGTGCGGGCGAGAGATTCGGGGAACGGCACCGGCGGCTTCCACCCCAGCGCAGTGATCTTGGACCCGTTCAGCCCGTAGTGCGGGTCATGGCCCGGGCGAGTGGCGTGGTAGTCCTCCAGCTGGTACCGCAGCGGTTTGCCGGTGAGGTCGGCGGTCATCTGGGCGAGCTGCAGGTTGCTGATCCTGTCCGGGCCGACGATGTTGAACCGGTCGGGGCGGCCGGCTTTCGTCATCCCGTAGTGGTAATCCAGGTCAAAGTGCGCGGGGAACATCGCCGGCGGCAGGTTCCGCAGGATGTACAGCATGGCGTCGGCGAGATTGCGGGCGTGCAGGTAATGCCTGGTGCCGATGTTCCCGGGGCGCCCGTGCACAGTGACTTTCTGCCCGCGGTGAATGCGCCGGATGAGCATCGGCAGGTACTTCTGCGGGTCCTGGCGCTCGCCGATGAGGTTCATGCAGTTGACCAGGGTCACCGGTACCCCGTAGGTGCGCCAGTACGCGATGGCGATGGCTTCCTGCGCGGCCTTGGACGCGGAGTACGGGTTGGACGGCAGGATGGGCGCCCATTCGGGGTGCGCCTGCCCGGCCACCGTGGGCCCGTACACCTCGTCCGTGGACACCCAGATCAGGTGCGCGGGGGCGGCTTCCCGGGCGTATTCCAGCACGGACAGGGCGATGTCGGTGTTGTTGCGGGTGAAGGCCACGGGGTCGGCGATGGAGTCGTCCACGTGCGACAGGGACGCGACGGCGAGGACGTAGTCGACGGGGCCGATCTTGTCCCGCAGCTGAGACGCGACGGGGGCGGCGAGGTCGTGCATGACCACGCGGGTGCGCTGCCGCCACTCCGGCGCCCCGTGCTCCAGCACCTGGCGGATGCGGTCCGTCTTCCCTTTGTGGCGGAAGGAGTCGGTGGCGGTGATCTCCCAGTCGCTCTCGTGGAGGAGGTGCTCGAGGACGTGGTGGCCGATGAACCCGCCGGCGCCGGTGAGCAGGACGCGCTTAGTCATGTGACTCCCGGGGAAGAGGTGGCGAGGGCGGCGACGGACGTGGTGCCGTCACGCGGGTCGGACACCCCCGCGGCGGAAGTGTCCGGGGCGGCGGCCGACGGGGTGCTGCGCGCCACCTGGAAGGGCGGTGCGGTGAACGGCGGCGGCGGCAGCGGCTGCTGCAGGTGCCGGAACTGCCGCAGCCACGTGCGGCCGGGGAGCACCTGCATGAGCGGCGGCGCGCCGGTGGTGACGACGCTGGCGTCCAGCGCGGTGCCGGTGCCGGCGGCGGGGGCGGCGCCGATGGCGATCGACGGGGCCGGGTTCTGCCCGGTGCCGGTCGCCGCAGCGGTGCCGCCGTTGGTGGCGAGGGAGCTCGTGGCGCCCAGCGCCGCCGCGGTGGCGGCAGGGAGGCCCGCGTTCGGGGCGACTGACGCGATGTCCGCGCCGGTGTCCTGCCCGAGCGCGGTGCCGGTGGCCTGGGCGAGGCCGCCGGAGACGTTTGTGGCGGGCGCGGGGGCGGTGAACGCCGCGGGCTGCTGCGGGTGCTGGAAGTACTTCCGCCACACCGCGCCCGGGTAGGCGGCGTTCTGCGGGAGCACCACCTGGGCGCTGGCGCCCAGCGCCGCCCCGGTGGCGGCTGGCAGCCCGGCGTTCGGGGACACCATGGCGATGTCCGCGCCGGTGTCCTGCCCGAGCGCGGTGCCGGTCGCGGCTGGCAGCCCCGCGCCGGGGGCGACCGACGCGATGTCCGCGCCCGTGTCCTGGCCCAGGGCCGTCCCCGTGGCCGCCGGGAGGCCCGCGTTCGGGGACACCATGGCGATGTCCGCGCCGGTGTCCTGCCCGAGCGCGGTGCCGGTGGCCGTGGCGAGGCCGGCGGAGACGCTGATCCCGGTGACGACCGGTGCTGGGGGCACCGGCTGCTGCGGGTGCTGGAAGTACCGGCGCCACGTCTTTCCCGGCAGCGCGGGCTGCGCGGTGAACGGCGCCGGCGGCGCTGGCGGCCCCTGCAGCACCAGGACCCAGTCGGCGTTCCCGGCGCTGTTATTCCCCAGCGGCGTGCTGTTGTAGGTGCCGCCTGTCGCCGTGGCCGTGGTGGCGGCGGTGACCGGGTCCACCCAGGTGGCGGTGTACCCGGGGGCCAGCAGCGCCTGGTTGATCGTGATCGTGAAGAACTGGCCGCAGTAGATGACGGCCAGCGACCCGTCGGGGGTGATGCTGCCCGCGACGTAGTTGTCCGAGTCGCCGTATTTGGCGGGGTTGAACCCGGGGGCGTCGTTAGTGGTTTTCGTGCCGCGGCCGGAGGTGATGAACACGTTTCCCGTGTCGGGGATCAGCGTGTGCCACCCGGCCAGGCTAGTGAAGTACGTGGTGATGACACCGCACGTGGACGTGACGAACGTGCCGTTCGGGTCGGTGGTGACGGCGGCGAGGGCACCGTTCTGCCACTGCCACACCAGGCCGTTGTTGGTGGACCCGGACGTGTCGTTGAACCCGCGGGCACCGGACGCGAGCGCCCACCACGTGAACCGGCGGATGGTGTAGTCGGCGATGTTCTGGGTGCTGGAGTTGTCCCCGTACCAGACACCGTCGCCCCACACGACCGGCTGCCGGCCGGGCACCGGCAGCTCGGTGTAGGACTTCTCCACCCCGTTGTAGGACGGGTCGTAGGTGTACACCCAGTTGTAGTTCGCGCTGGCCTCACCGAAGCCGCCGGGGAGGTAGACCGCGGTGGTGTCGAACTCGATGTGGGAGTTCGTTTCCGGCAGCTGCTCCACGCTGACGTGCCGCGTGTCGCCGGCGTCGGTGATGCCCGACAGCATCTGCGTGAAGAACGTGTCCTGGCCGCCGGAGCCGTCGTCGCCGAAGAAGAAGAACACGTTCGGGTACGACGCCCGCGGGTACCGGGCGACGATCAGGGTGCCGAACGTGTACGCCTGCGCCGTGGACAGGTTGAACCAGATGTTCGGCGACCCGGTGAAGTCGTACTGCATCCCCAGGTTCAGGTAACAGGAGATGCCGTTTTTCAGCGCCGACGTGAACAGGTAGTCGATCCGCTGCCAGAACGGGTCGTTCAGGGTGATCGTCTCAGACCCGGTGGTGATCTTCCCCGGGGTGCCGTTGACGACGATCGGGTAGATGCCGTCCCACGTGCGGCCACCGGACAGGGCGGTGGAATCGACGTGGTTGTCGGACCATGCGGTGCCGAACCAGGCGGTCATTCCCTGGGTGCCGCGGGCGGACATGTACCCGTCCATGTCGGCTTGCCAGTTGCCCGAGTTCCACCGGCCCGCGTTCCACGGCAGCGCCCACGCCTGCTCCAGCCGCAAGATGCGCGGGTTCCCGAACTGGTCGGCGAAATACCCGGCCGGGGTGCCCGGGTGGGCGATCCGCGCGATGAACGGCGGTGACGTGGGGTTCGCGGTTGCGGTGGCCGTGGCGAGGCCGGCGGTTGCCCACGCTAGTGGCGGCGGCCCGGACAGTTGCTGCTGCTGCGGCCACTGGAAGTGCTTGCGCCACGTGCGGCCCGGGTTGAAGGTGGGTGCCGCCGGCGCCGACACCGTCACCACAGCAGGGCTGAGCGCGGTGGCGGTGGCCGTGGCGGTTGCCGGGGACGCGGTGACCATCACCGGCCCGGGCGGCTGCTGGCCGATGAACCCGGGGCGGCGGAACCGCTGCAGCCACGTGCGGCCGGGGATGGCCGCCGGCACCGGCACCGGCGGCGGCGGGGATGCGCGCACTTCGACGCCGACGGCGCCCCAGGCGTCGCTGGTGATGGTGTCGGTCAGGGTGACGCTGCCGCCGGCGGCGATCGTCGCGCCGGACAGGTTCGACGCACCGGACGCGGCGCTGACCTCGTCGTCGAACTGCTTGGTGCCGGAGGTGTAGGTGACGGCGGCGTTGGTGCCGTGCGCTTCGACGCTGACGGCCATGTTGCCGCTAGTGGTGCCGCCGACGGTGACGGTGGCGCTGGCCGAGTTGCCGGAGTTGGTGACAGCGGCACCGAACGCGGTGGCGCCGGTGAAGGAGATGCTGTTCCCGATCGCCTCGTCGGTCGGGTTCGCGGTTGTTTTGATCAGGACGGTGTTGGCGCCGCTGGCCTGCCCGGTGATCCCGTAGAGGAACACGGTGCCGTTGCCGGCGGCGTTGTTCGTCTGGATCGACCCGAGCAGCGTCATGGCGTTGCCGCCATACGTTGCCTGGCTGATCGTCGGCGCGGCGCCGGTGCTGCCCCACGTGAACCCGACGATGACGGTGCCGCCGCCGGTGCCGGCGGTGTGCGTCCAGGTCAGGAACGGTGTCGTGGACGGGGTGGTGGTGGAGAAACCGGTCGATGACCCTACGGCGTCAAAGGCGACAGCCACTGTTCACCGCCCTCCCGGGGGATCAGGCGGACGG